GAATCACTAGAACGCTTTCTAGTCAGCATTTTTGATACATACAATCAAAAATTTCTAAACAGAAGCCATAAAGGTTTTCAACAGGTAACCGATACATTAGTTTCAATGTTTACTGAGTAACTAATTATTTTGCAGGAGGACAATTTATTTACACAAAATATTTTACACTCTCTATTATTCTTTTCATAAATATTGTAAATAGAAGTATTAAAAATATATACAAAAAGTATTATTTCGAGAAAGATAAATATTTTCAAAAACCTTTTCATAATCCTCACCCTTTCTTACACTGATAAATCATGCGTCTAATATTCAAATTATACTCGATATGCTTTAGCTAATCAGCCAACTCTGTTTGTCTACTATCATTATATCAATAGACAATATCTGCTCCCGTCTTTATGATCGTGCCAAAGCAATCAAAAGAAAATTGCGAATCACTTAGATCGAAAGTTTACTCAAACAAAAGCATTGTCAGCGGTTGTCACGGATTTAACTTATGTTCGGGTCGGGACAAATTGGGCTTATATTTGTTTGATGATTGATTTATTCAATCGTGAAATTATTGGCCATTCTTGCGGAAATAAAAAAGATGCGCAGCTTGTAAAAAGGGCCATTCAAAGCATTCCTTACTCACTTCAAGAAATCGAACTCTTCCACGGTCTGTATGAAAAAGCTTGACGTCTGTTAAAGAATACGGTATCCGTCCAAAGGCTTCTTTTACCAATGAGGCATCTTTCTTCTCACCACAGGAATAACCAATAATTTCTCGATTAAACAAATCAAGTATTAAGCAGATATAATGCCACTTTTTCCCCACGCGAACATAAGTAAGATCCGTAACGATGGCTTCCAATGGCTGTTCTTGTGTAAAGGTCCGATCTAATACATTCGCTGTTTTCGCTTCATTACAAGCTGTTCGTTGCCCTTTAAAATGAGCGATCGTATAGGTAGATGTCAATCCGCGGCGTTTCATGATTCGACCGATTCGGCGCCGACTGAGTTGAAGCCCACGCTTTGCTAAACACTTCTTCAATTTTCGGGTACCGTAAGCCTTTCGGTTTCGAATAAACTCTTCCTGAACGATCTCTTCTAAGTCGGACTCATTTTCGATCGGTTTCGCTTGATAATAGTAGGTCTGACGAGAAATATTTAGAATTTTGCACATCGCTGATATGGAATATTTATGCTTGTTGGCATCAATTACTTGTCTTTTCGTCCGAATATCAGCGCCGCTTGCTTTAAAATATCATTCTCCATTTCGAGTTGCTTATTTTTCTTTCTTAGTGCGATCAATTCTGCTTGTTCTGGTGTTAAGTTGTCTCTTTCTTTGAATGAGCCCGTTGATTGTGCTTGCTTCATCCATTTATCGAAAGAAGAAGGCGTAAGCTCATACTCTCGAATAATTTCTGCGCGAGGCTTACCAGCGAGATAGAGATCGACGATTTGTTGTTTGAATTCTTTTGAATAGGTTCTTCGTTGACGTCTTGACATGAAAAATCCTCCAGTGTGTTTTTTATTATTCTACACACCTTATTTTTTCTGTCTAGTCTAGTGTAGCCGATTCATGACTGACGTGCCGGACGCACGTAGCGATCATCGGCGTTATGACTATATAAAGTATACTTTCGTTGATCCAGAAAGGTATAAAGATTAAAGTAGGCTACCTAAAAAGGTAGCCCGGAACGAATTTTATCACCATACTTGTGAAAGGAGATATTTTTTAAGTTAGTATTAAGATTGTGTAATATGATGATATCTATATTTTATAGTATCAGTGCTATAAAATCAAAAATAAGTCACTAATTAACTACCACTCCAATTGTAAGCCTTTTTTCTCACTTTTTTTCAAAAATATGGTATGCTTTTTAATGGCTTCAAATATAAAAGAGTTTAAAGCGTAACACACTTATGGGGAAGTGGTTTGGGGTGCGCCTTTATTATTATCTCACAATTTAACCCAAATGTCTTTCTATTTAAAAATCAAAGTAAAACTTTTCAAATATACAGAAGTATAACTATGTGAAACATCCTTTCATTAATCCATAAAAGGATACATAAAAAAGCCACTCATTTGAGTGGCAATGAAGAAAAGCTTTAGCTTGTATAATACTCTTCAAAAAAATTCTAACACAGAACGATTCAAATGGCTACGTTAATGTACCCTGTAGGACTCGAACCTACGACCGGACGGTTATGAGCCGTCTGCTCTGACCAACTGAGCTAAGGGTACTGGTTGTTGCCACATAAAGCCATAAACAATCAACCAGTAGAATGTGTGGCAACAAACCTGTTATCGCATAGCTTGGAGTGTGACTATTATGGGTGATAGTGAAGATATGCGATAACATCACTATTTTATCGAATGATTTTTATAGTTGTCAATATAGTTATGTACTGCTCCTCAACGAGGAGCTATTTTTATCGTTTAGGAATATTTAAATACCAACGTTTGTCATGGAAATCTTGCGCACCGCCTTTAGTGTTTCCCTCTGGATCATTCGTTGCCCGCATCATGACATAGACTTTCTTATTAGGGAAGTTACGCATGTTAAAAGATACATGATAGCCAACATTTCCAGAAGTATTATAAGCTTGATTTACATCTGATCTATAAATTCCATCAGCTCTTACTCGAGCTAATTCTTTCCCAGTATTGTAATCCATAATGAAGATATACTCGTATTTATAGTTAGCAATGTGCCATCCAGCTACATGCAAATTTGCATTTTCGATTTCTCCAAACTGATCAATGTGGGCGTAATTCGTTCCATCTGTCAGTGTAGGATTAGCTGCACCAGCTCGTGTTGGATCAATGACAGGCTTGTTTTCAGAAGTTGTTGGATTTTCATCGGTAAATCCATGAGCTAAATCATATGCTAATTTTTCTTTACTTACGCCCATTTCAGAAAGATAACCGTAAGGATCTGTATGATCGCCCCAGATGTTTTGTGTTACCCATAAATGCGATTTGATTCCCGGTTGGTTATAAGGAGTGTCCAACGTTAATGGAATACCATATTTCATTGCTGAATCTCTAGCCAATTCAACGTATGCCTTGTAGTTTTTCTCAAACGTTGCTTTATCATGTGTGTGTTGTAACTCAATCTGCACAGGACTGTTGGCATTAGCATACGAACCAGCACCGTACTGTACATAACCAGGTTGACCGACTTGATAAACAATTCCGCCGTCTCCCACAATATAAGCAGTATAAGCGCTAGTCCATGAACGTTGCATATACTGCGCTTCATTGCGTCCTGTTGCTGTTTCATTAGCCGTTTCATGCAGTAAAATATACTGATTATTTGCTACTTGTGAGCTACCTTCATTTGCGCCCAAATTAAATTCATTGTTGATAGTATAGGCAAATCCGTTAATTGGCAATAAAAAAAGAGCCGTTAACAGGCTCATCGCAGTAATAGTAATTTTCTTTTTCATTTGTTTCCTCCTTCTTCGCTTTCAGCCGAGAACATTTTGTAGGTTCGATTTGATACACCCAACACACTCCCTAAAAACGCGCCAAAACCAGTAATGATGACAACACAGATATCTGTGTACTGCCAATTGAGCGCTTTACCAACTAACCCCACGAAAGTAGCTAGTGCGGGAATAATTACCAGTGCGAACCATTTTAGTACTTCGAACGTTTTATTATTCATTTTCTTCTCTCCCTAAATAAAGTTTTAATTTGTTGCGTGTGTTCTACCAATTTTTCTGCATGTGTATCTAATCTTTCATCGTGTTTCTTTAGTTCTTCATGAATCATCAATCGATCTGATTTGCTCGATTCTAAATCTTTAGTCAGCAAATCTAAATTGTGACTTACTTTTGAAAGAGTCTCAGTAATCTTCGAGAAAGATGCAGTAATTGGTTTTATTACTAATAAAATCAAAGAAACGATAGCGGTTATTGATCCTGCTATCGCTCCCCATTCCCCTAAATTAATCATGTGACAACTCCTTGAATCAAAATAAAAAGCACATCAATTAAGATGCGCTCTCTTCTTTGCTAATGATTTTATCTGCTTTTTCTTCAGTAATGCACAACGGAACGAAAACCATTACTTGTTCGTTAGTGAAACAGCCCCAATCATACATCATTTTCACATCGCTAAAACTAAACATACTACTCACCTCCCTTTGAAGCTGGATTTAGTTGCTCTTTAATTTCTGAAATGTCTTTGCTATTTTGTAACGAAGCAAGCATCATTTTTGAATTGATTTGTGCTAAACTATCCGCTTTTTCTTTCAATGCAGTATTTTCCTGTTTAATTGCTACATCGCTTAGCATGAGTTTGGCATTGATCTGTTTTAAATCGCCGTTCTCATTTTCTAACGACTCATACATTGCTTTGAGATTGTTTAAATCGTTGTGATCTAGTGCGTTCGCTAAAATAATCCATTGATTCAATTTAGGATCAAACATTTGATCAGCGATTGTTAACGGTTCGCCATCAGCACGAATTCCTTCAAGCGGTGGCTGATCTGTGTAAGGAACGGATACAAGCATGTCGTCCAATACTTTTCCTGCGTACTCTCCGCCAGTACGTCCATATTTCCAAATGTTTTTCATTTATTTCCCTCCCAGTAATTGAATTTCGGTTTCCAATTTGGAATCGGTGGTTCGACTTCTGTGCATTCTTCCGGTAAATGTTCTTCATCATTCACAATGATTTGCTCGAATCCGTAAGGTTCAATTGGTCTATATGCTGCCTTCATATCGATTCACGCTTTTCTAAATCGTGTAAGTAATTGCAAAGGTATAATCCGATCCATAACTTGAGTTTCTTCGCCATTTAATGGCTCCATCTGCACCAATAGATAACTGAGCACTGTTCAAAGTAGAACGGTCTATCGAGCCAACCAGTTGCTCAAAACTAATTGGTGGCCGATAGCCTTCTGGAATTGTTAGTATCGTTGAATCATTTCCACCACTGCTTTTTCCGTTTAAAGCCACAAAATATATAGAAACTGTTTTTCCTTCACGATAAAGCTTTGCTGATCCGGTATTCCCGTTTGTAACTGTTAATGTGGTAGTAGCTGTATCATTAATGCGTTCATCGATCTTATTGTCTAATTCATCTATAGCAGTCGCATTAGCATTCGCTTTTGTTTGAGCATCCTTAGCTGTGGTGTCTACTTCATTAATTGAAGCAGTCAACTGCGAATTAATCTCCGATACTTTCCCATCGGTATAATTGTTTGCTTTACCAGTAATTTCAGAAATTTTAATATCTGTGGCCAAATTATCTTCGACATATTCTGGTGCTAGATCCCAAACATAATCTTTTGGATTGTTTGAATCACGCATACCAGTACCACGATATTTATACTCACTAATATTCGGGGTTCGAGTATTGCCTTTTTCTAGTTTGAGCCACTCAATTTGAACAGCTCCTTTTGTAGCTGACGGGTATTGGTATATTTCCAGATAATTAGTTACCCCACTATCTATATTTTGCTTAGTGACATTACAATTTACCGCCCATGTATTATCTACCCCCGCAGTATGCTTCATGCCTCCTACTTTAACTCGTCCAGCATCAATATACACGTCAAAATATTGAACTTTTAGTTTACTTGCTTTCATTGATATGGTATATGTCTTGTCAGCGATATCGTTTTCTGTATTGCGTCTACCATAAACCATATATTCACTA